AGTCTGTGAGCATCATGTTATAATACAAAGGTAACAACAATTGAGGCAAACATGCACAACACAGAGTAACAACGAGTATCATGCAATTATAAGACACAGTGTAACAACGAGCATTGTGTAATATGCAGTCTTATGTTATAAGAACTGTGTGTGCACTATGTAACACTCTGAGGGGCAGTCTTTTTGTTCTTATGTGTTAGCGTGGCGTGTTGCGATGCGTGTTTTAATAGGGTTCCTAACAAATAAGCTATAAACGACCCAATTCGACCTTGTGATATCAGTTTAGAAAAAAAATATTTGATATATAAAATCAAAGGTCAGTCCACGGATACTGTGAAAAAATTTAATAAAATTAAAATGACTCTCAAGGTCGATCCTATAAGTGATGAGTATATTATAGCAGTACCTGAGTCATATGTCAATGAACTCGATTGGTATGAAGATACAGAGGTTAATTTATCACTCACAGATGACGGAATTTACATTGAGGAGGCAGAATGATTGACACAGTTTTCCACATATACAATAAAGAGGGTTGTGTATCTCATAACCTAACAAAGAGTGAGCTTAAAGAGAAGATATTAAAAGACGAAATCCCCCTTGATGATATAATAGAGATTATGCCTGTGAATGGAGAGGAGATGAGCGATGCTTCGTACTGAATCATATACATGGGGACCGTATCTGTGGAAAACTACATTAGCAGAAGATATAATAGAAGTAATACTAAATCGTGCTATTAAATCTAAGGGGCAAGATAATGCCTCACCAATGTTGCCATTCAACTTTGATGAATGTTGGTATTTAAATAGTGAAGATGTAAAATGGTTTAGTGGTATACTTGCACCACATTTAAAGAAATACTTAGCAGGTTATTCTAGACATAATGAATTACCATTATCTACAGATGATGATTTAAAGAGATGGACATTTGATAGTGTATGGGCAAATTGGTTTACTGCAAATGATATGACTGGTTTGCATAATCATGTAGGGGATTTGTCATTTGTTTTATACTTACAGATACCAGAGTATAAAGATAAGGTAATTGGATCAGCACCACCACCTGGTTCTATATCATTTACATGGGGGACAGATAAGAAAACCTTTAGTCCTAAGTTAGGAGAGTTGTTTATATTCCCATCGGGTTTATTGCACACTGTAATGCCATATAAGGAAGCAGAATCTGAAAGGATATCTTTAAGTGGGAATTTGTATTATGATACGACATTTCATGGATAATTGACTTAGCATATATAATCTGTTATAATAATGATGTCCAAGTAAAACATTATGGCTAAAGGATTTACTGTAAAGGCGAAGTCACCGCCTAAGAAGAATACTGAAGAGGAATGGGATTACGATGCAGCATGGGAAATAGTCAAGGGCAAGTCCGTTGTCTTTTGTATGCCTGGTCGTGGTTGTTCATATGTCTTTCTAAAGAACTTCGTGCAACTTGCATTTGATTTAGTTCAGCATGGAGTTAGTATACAGATATCACAAGATTATTCGTCAATGGTTAACTTTGCTAGATGCAAGTGCCTTGGTGCTAATGTCTTAAGGGGACCAGACCAGATACCTTGGGATGGTAAACTTAAGTATGACTATCAGTTATGGATTGATAGTGATATCGTGTTCAACACTCAAAAGTTCCTACAACTAGTTCTTATGCAAAAGAACATTGCTGCAGGATGGTATATGACGGAAGATGGTCAAACCACTTCTGTTGCTCACTGGTTAGATGAAGATAACTTCCGTAATAACGGAGGAGTTATGAATCATGAGACTGGTGAAACTATGTCTAAGCGCAAGAAACCATTTACTGTCGATTATACAGGATTTGGTTGGGTTCTTATTAAGCATGGTGTATGGGAACATGATAAGATGAAGTATCCTTGGTTCGCACCTAAGATGCAAGTCTTTGAAAGTGGAGAAGTACAAGACATGTGTGGAGAGGATGTCTCCTTCTGTCTAGATGCTCTTGATGCTGGATTTGAGATCTGGTGTGATCCTCGTATCCGTGTAGGACATGAAAAGCAACGAGTTATATAACATAATCATACAAGAAGGAGAGATCTTCACAGGTCTCTCAGAAGATGAGTTTCTCGATAAAATGGTGGAACTCTCTCAATGTTATTATGAGACGGGCTATCCGTCTCCCGATATTATTTCACATACGACTTACAATGGCGAAGATGTACACGAGTCCCACAGGGACAACGATTCTAACGACTCCAAAGAAGACTAGGCAAGGTAATGGTAAGAATACTAAGTATGCCCCTACCGCCCGAAACTCGGCTCGTAAACCTTATAGAGGACAAGGAAAATGATTAACCTCCTAGCGGCGGCGAGTCTCGATCTTAATGAAGCATGGAATCTTTCATGGGGAGAAGGGATTCAGTTTATATTAGTACTTGCGTTTGTATACTGGTTAAAGGTAAAGATCGATACAAGGGCAGGATTAGGTAAGAAAAAGTTAAGACAGTTGAAGACTGTTATTAAAGAGGCAATAGAAGAGACTAAATAACACACACTCGCTTTTTTAGTTATGTCAAAACAAGAAACGGTTAAGTACACTATTCGACAAGATGGTATGGTAACTGAAGAGGTTATCGGTGCAACTGGTAAGGAATGTTTAAAGGCAACTGAAGGAGTAGAAGAAGAACTTGGTAATGTAATGAATAGGGATTATCTTCCTTCTTTTTATCAGGAATTAGATTTCCAAGGATATGTTGAGGAATTTACGCATGATTCAGAAGGTTGCTAATGTCACACTTCAGTACGATAAAGACTCAGATTACAAAAAAACCTGCTTTACTCGAAGCATTAGAACTACTACAATATAATGTAGTGGAAAATGTAGAGTTAGAAAATCCACTTGACCATGAACATAAAAAATGGCAGGTGGATATTTCTGTTAACAATGAAATTGGATTTCGTTGGAATGGACAGGAATATGAATTAGTTGCTGATTTAGAAACCTGGAGTCAACCATTTCCTCCAGAAAGATTTATTGAGAAAGTTAGACAACAATATGCAAGAATGACTATCCATAATAAGGTAAAAGAAGAAGGTTGGCAGATAGCAGAGGAGTGGGAGATGGATGATAATAGTATAGAATTGACTGTTACACGCTGGAACTGAGAAAACACGGTATAAATAACCCTGATATGTATTGCCAACTTGTTAATGGCGACTAAATCCAGAGGTTATAGAGACATCACCCTTGATTTTACACCTAATCCTGTAACTGGGGACTTAAATGTACTAAAAAATGAGAGGGCAATCATGCGCTCTGTAAGAAATTTGGTGCAAACTAAGACAAAAGAAAGATTTTATAACGATATTGGATCAGATGTTGGTGATTTACTCTTTGGATTTGTAGATGTTGCCACTGGTGGTATCATTGCAAATGAAGTACAGAGTCTTTTAGCAACATATGAACCTAGAATTGATAATATTATGGTAACAGCATTACCTCGACCTGAAAATAGTACATTTGAATTAGAAATTAACTATGAAATTGTGGGAGAACCAGCATCTCCGCAAGCATTCTCATTCCTCTTAGAGGCAACTAGATAGAAAAATGCCCGTAACCAAGTTTACTAATCTTGATTTTGACCAAATTAAGAGTCAAATTCGTTCTTATTTAAGAGCAAATTCAGAATTTACTGATTTTGACTATGAAGGATCAAATATGTCGATTTTAATCGATATATTGGCATATAATACTTACATTTCTGCTTTTAATAGCAACATGGTAGTCAATGAATCCTTCCTGGATTCAGCAACATTAAGAGAAAATGTTGTTTCATTGGCAAGAAACATTGGATATGTACCTAGATCTCGTAAATCTGCTCAAGCAATCGTAAATTTTGACTTTAAATTTAACGGAAATAGTAATAGTGTCAAATTACGCAAAGGTTTAGTTGCAGTAGGTGCTCAAAATAATACTTCTTTCACATTTTCTATCCCAGAAGACTTAACAGTTGCTAGTCCAGTTGATGCAGGAAGCAATGTTACGATAAATCCACCAAGAACTGCTTCATTTAGGAATATTACAATATATCAAGGTACTCTTTTAAAGAAATATTTTACTGTAAATGGTAGTTTAGAGCAAAGATTCCTTTTAGATAATTCTTTTATTGATACTGAGTCAATTAGAGTGTTTGTAAGGAAGTCTGGATCGACTTCTGGACTCGAATATTCGAGAATTGATAATATTACAAGTATTAATGAGCAGTCAAACATCTATCTTATACAAGAAATCAAGGATGAGAAGTATGAATTGATGTTTGGTGATGGATTATTTGGTAAAAAACTTGATAATGGTGATGTTATTGAAGTTACTTATATTATTACTGATGGGAAAGACGGAAATGATGGAAAATATTTCTCATTTAGTGCAGATGCAGTAGATGATGCTGGAAGTCCTCTTTCTGCAACGGTAACACCCGCTGTATCTACCGTTCAAACCGCTAAAGGAGGTGGTGAGATAGAAGATATAGACTCAATTAAGTATATTGCACCTAGAGTCTATTCCTCGCAGTACAGGGCGGTTACAACGAAGGACTATGAAGCAATAGTACAAAGTATTTTCCCTGATGCAGAGTCAGTTTCTGTTATTGGTGGTGAAGAATTGGATCCACCTGAATATGGAACGGTTGTATTAAGCATAAAACCAAGAAATGCAACATATTTGTCCGATTTTAGTAAAATACAAATTTTAGATAGACTAAAAAAATATAGTGTTGCTGGAATTAACCAAAGAATTGTTGATCTTAAGATTCTTTATGTTGAACTTGACATTTCAGCATATTTTAACTCGAATGTTTATAGTAATTCTAGTGGATTACAATCCCAAGTTAGTGATGCGTTAACAACTTATGGAAAAAACACTAATTTGAATGCATTTGGTGGAAGATTTAAGTATTCTGAGGTTGCAAAGATTATTGATGAAACTAATAAAGCAATTACTTCAAATATTACCAAAGTAACGCTAAGAAGAGACTTAAAACCTGTCTTCAATGCCTTTACTCAATATGAATTATGTTTTGGTAACGCATTTAGGGTTGTAACTGAAGGTAAAAACATAAAAAGTACAGGATTTACCATTGAGGGTAATGTTAATACTGTTTACTTGACTGATTTACCTCATGCAGACGGAAAAACTGGTGATATTGCTATAATTCAGTTAACTGAGTACTCTGGAGAAGAACCACCAGTTATTGTTCCTTCTGCGGGAACGGTAGATTATGTAAAAGGTGAAGTTATCATTAATACTATTAATATTACTGGGACTACCCTTGGTTCAGGTCTAATTGAAATACAAGCATATCCAGAATCTAATGATATTATTGGATTGAAGGATTTATACTTACAATTAGACATGTCTAATACTAAGATAAATATGGTCAAAGACACTATATCTTCTGGACAACAAATATCTGGAATTGGGTATAAAGTCACTTCTAGTTATTCCAACGGAACACTCACAAGGTCATAAAACAGGATGATAGAAACCTATAGCTCCTTATCCTCCAGAGTTAAGACATACCAAGTTGTTGGTGACCAAGCACCAGAATTTGCTATTTCAGAAAATCCACTTTTAGAGGAATTTCTAAAACAATACTATATTTCTCAAGAATATCAAGGTGGTCCTCTTGATATTGGAGAAAATATTGACAAATATATTAAAGTTGATAATTTAACCAAAGATGTTATATCAGGTATAGCATCAGTAGCTACTGATATTACTACTACTGATGATACTATCACAGTTACTACTGATACTAAGGGATATCCTGGTGAATGGGGTCTTTTAAAAATTGATGATGAGATTATTACATATACTGGGGTAACTACAAATAGTTTTACAGGGTGTGTAAGAGGTTTTAGTGGAGTTTCATCATATCGTTCGATTAATGATGCTAAGAATTTACAATGGACGGAAACCCTTGCGGCCACTCATACTTCTGGCACTAGAATACAGAATTTAAGTGCATTATTTCTTCAAGAATTTTATGATAAGTTAAAAGCGCAATTTACACCTGGTTTAGAAGGTGTTGCTTTAAGTCCCGAATTAGATGTTAATAATTTTATAAAAGAAGCAAGAAGTTTATATGAATCTAAGGGTACTGACGAATCTTTCAAGATTTTATTCAAAGCATTGTTTGGTATAGAGCCAAAAATCAATGATCTTGAAAAATACCTCATTAAACCCTCATATGCTAACTATTTGAGAAGACAATCCTTTGCTGTAAGGGTAGTTTCTGGAGATCCATTAAATTTAGTAGGACAAACCTTATTCCAGGATGATGAAATAGGTAATAAACTGGTAAATGCTGCTAGTGGACCTGTTTCTGAAGTTGTCCAGATTAGAGATGATTATTATCGACTTTCTGTGTTTATTGGTTATGATGATAAGGCATTAATTGATGGTACATTTGTTGTTCCAGGTAAAACGCAAGTTATAGGGAAAGTTGGACTTGGCGCAACTGTTCTTACTGTTGATTCTACTATAGGATTTGGTCAGACTGGTACTATTGAAGTTGGATTGGATTCAGACTCTTATTATCAAAAATTAGATTACACTGAAAAGACTATTAACCAGTTTATTGGTGTCACAACGACTTATCCAGATATTCCATCTGCCACTGAGATCTATACACCTACTCAAGTGTATGGATACGAAAATAATGATACTTCTAAACCAGTTAAAATGAGAATAACTGGTGTTTTGAGTGAATTTGATAGTATTCAAGATTTGTATGGATTAACTTTACAATCTCGTATCAATGTTAAGAACCTTGGAAGATTAATTAAGAATCCAAGTACTGATAAGAAATATGATGAGATATTTTTCAATTCTTGGATTTATAATACTAGTGCTAGGTATGTAATTGATGATTTAACTGGTTCTACCTTTACTTTGAAGGGTGCTATTGATAAATCCAGTCTTACCGTAGGTGATAAGATTGAATTACTTGTTAGAAACACAGAAACGGTTCAAGCACCATCTTTGACTGTTAGTTATGTTAATGAACCCAATAATTCCATTAGTGTATCAGGAACATTTACTACTGTTCCTGGAATATCGTATGATATAAGAAGACTTCAAAATAAAGCGACTAGTTCAAAGATTCCAATTATAGGTGGTCAAAATCAGATCTTATCTGATGTTACGAACACTTATGTACTTGATGCTAAGTATTCTGAGAGTGGTAAAAAGGAAGGATTTGTAGCAGCTAACTCTATTCCATCATATTCAATTGATACTGATAAAGTTCATGCTCTTTTAACAAATCCAACAGTATCTGGTGGAAATTATCAAGGATATAATACATTAACTGATAGATTCAGTATTATATCATTTGCACAAGATGTTCCTTTCAGAACTGGTGAAGAAATTGCTTATGAGCCTGGTGGTGGAACAATTCCTATTGATGGGTTGGATAAAACCTCATATTTTGTAGAAGTACTGTCTCAGAAGAATAAAATTAAATTATATCCATCTAGATCCTTTATTCCATCTGGTATTGCGGTAGAATTCGTTCCTCCTAATACTGCAACTGGATTACATGATTTTGTTCGTATCGAACAGGCAAGAAGTTCTATTTTCTCGGCAAGAGCACTCAAAAGGTTTATTCTTGAACAGGATCTAAAGGTTGGTCTATCTCAGACAACAACTTCAGAGGGTACTTTAGATGGTAACACTGGATGCTTGATTAATGGTGTAGAAATTACCAATTACAAATCTGACAAATATATCTACTATGGACCTTTAAATACATTAGATATTGTCAATCCTGGTACTGGATATGATGTATTATATCCACCTTCAATAACAATTGAAAATAGTTCAACAGGAATTAATACTGCTATTGGTAGATTATCGATTGGTGGTAGTGTAACTGATGTTTTAATTGATCCAATTGACTATGAAATTGAGAATGTTGTATCTGTAGATGTTCATGGTGGTAATGGTAGTGGAGCAAAAGCGCAAGCAATTACTGAACTAGCATATAGACAGTTTACATTCAATGCAAAGTCATTTTATAACGGTGGTAACATCGATTGGATGAGTGACAGATTTATAATGGATAAAGACCATTTTTATAAGACAGGAGATAGAGTACTTTATAATTCAAATAACAATAATCCAATTGGACTTCATACTGCTGCTGCTGTTGGTATTGATACTACTTTAGTAGAAGGACAGTCTTATTACATTGGTATTACTAGTTCTACAATATTTAAACTTTATAGAAGCAAAACTGATGCAGTTATTGGTGTTAATACTGTTGGATTTGGATCAACTGCTTCTGAGTTGAATAATGGTATTCATTTATTCAATGATTATTATACTAAACGCCGTATCTCTAGAGTTAATATACTTGATGGTGGAACTGGATATACTAATAGAAGACTATCAGTATTACCTACAGGAATTAGTACTCTTAGAGACTTTGTTGAATTTAAAGATCATGGATTTGATGACGGTGAAGTAGTTCATTATGGAATATCAAGTACTGGTGGTACTGTAATTAGTGGATTATCAACAGATTCACAATATCAAGTATTAAAAATTGATAACAACAGATTTAGGTTATGTTATTCAGGAATTGCTACTTCAAGGATCCCAACTAAGACAAATTATGCTAATAAAGAGTATATTCGATTTGGTAGTCAGGGAACTCAATATCAGGATTTCTTTTATCCTCCAGTAACAGTTGATATTAATGTTATTACTGATGCAGATACACCACAAGTTATAGATGCTAATCCTATTGTTCGTGGTTCAGTTGTAGGTACTATTCTCTATGATAAAGGTAGGGATTATGGTTCAAATATACTTAATTTTGAAAAAGCACCATCAGTTGATGTAAATTATGGTCAATTTGGTCAAGTTGGATTAATTATAGTTAATGGAAGAATTACAGATGCTTTTGTTCAAAGTAGAGGTTCTAATTATGATGGACCTCCAGAACTTACGGTAACTGGTTTAGGAACTGCAAGTGGAGCAAAACTTCGTGCAGTAATGAAGGGTAGAGAGATTGATAGTATTAAAGTACTTGCTTCAGGTGTTGGTTATGCTGATTCAACAACATCAGTATCGATTAAACCACCTGGAGATTCTGCAACATTCTCCACTAGAGTCAGAATGCTTGTTTCTAACAAGGTTAAGACTAGTGGTACTACTAATGGTGACTATCTTGTTCCTGTTGAGGATGGATTAGCAATTGAAAGTGTTGCATATGGGTCAAGTGTTAGAAATGCCTTTGGTGATGATGGAGTTGGACATTCTCCTATTATTGGTTGGGCGTATGATGGTATTCCAATTTATGGTCCATATGGATTTAATGATCCAGACAATATTCAGTCTGCTGCCAGACTAATAAAAACTGGTTATAAGTTAGATCCTTCTATAGTTGAAAATAGACCATCTTTGACTGAATATGAAGCAGGATTCTTTATTGAGGACTATTATTATGATGCAAGTGGTGATTTAGACATTCATAATGGTAGATTCTCAAAAACACCCGATTTTGATGAAGGAATATATGCATATTATGCTACTGTAGACGATTTACTACAACCAGAATTTCCTTATTTTATTGGTAATTCTTATAGGGGTCTTTCGTTGAATGTTAATACAGTAGCTGGTGAAAAAATAAGGCAAACTAACTATGATTTTGAAAATTCAAAATTAGTAAGAAATACCTTCCCATATAAGATGTTTGGGGATGGCTCATCTTATGATTTTGTATATCAACCATATACTAAACTCCCTAATATTGCATATCCTGATAGAATCCTTTCTGGGTCAATTGATAGTGTAAAAGTAGCAGAACCAGGAACAGGATATACTGTAGGAGCAACTATTCATTTTGATAATGAAGGTACAGGTGGATCTGGTATTGATGCAGTAGTAGATACTTTAGTAGGTCAAGATGTAAACAAAATTACTACTACTACTCAAAGATATGAGGATGTTCCGTTTACATGGGGATCAAATAGCATTATTGCTCATATTGAACCACATCATACATTAAAATTAGATGATTATGTTCAAATTGCTGGATTATCGACTAGTATTGATAATTTAAATGCATCTCATAAAATTAGTATAGTAGATTATTCAACTACACTATTAGACGAAGGGATGGTCGGTTTAGTTACTGATATTAGAGTACAATACATTCCACCTTATATTTCTATTGGTTCAACAGTTGGATTCTCAACAGTTCTTCCCAATCCAGTTGGAGTTGGAACAACTGTAGGAATTGGATCAGAAACTGCTCAAGTTCTTAATATCTATAGAGAAGATAGCGCATTAAGGATCCGTAGATCACTTGGAGTTGCTACTTCAGGTATAGTTGGTTTAGGAGTATCATATTTTACTAGTGATATTGAAGTTCCATTAATAACTCCAAGATTTGAGTCATCATTAACTAAAACAATTAATTTTAACCCCACAGAAACAGTTGGATTTGGTACAACAGTGGGTCAGACCATAACTAGGTCTTTCCAGTACCTTGGGGTAACTGAAGATAGATCTCTTAAGACTCAGCAGATTTATATAGAGAATCATGGTTTACAAACCAATGATGAACTTACATTTGCTATTCCTGCAGGTGGAAGTAATGTTTCTTGTGCTACATCTGATGTTTATAGTGGTACATTTAATCTTCCATCAACAGTTTATGTTGTTAGAAAGACAGAAGATAGTATTGGTATAAAAACTACTAAAACTTCTAAAGATATCTTCTTTATTAGTGGTGGTAGTGATGTATATGATTATTCCTTTAAACATAATCCATTAGTACAAGTTACTGGTACTGTACAAAGAACTGCAGCAACATTACAGACTAAAAATAATCATGGATTGCAAGATGATGATACTATTAGTCTAATTGTTAAACCTGGTCTTGCTACTGGTATTGGATCAACAACTTATACCAAATTGAAAGTTATTAACGATTATATGATTGCAAATGCTTTTGATATTGATGAATCTGGAATAAACACTATTACTAATAGAGTTACAGCAAAAGATCATGGATTGCTTACTGGTGATCGGATTTTATACTACGGTGCGAATCTTCCTAGTGGAATAACTCAAAAAGAGTATTTTATTGTTAAAGTGGATGATGATACACTTCAATTTGCGGAAACTTTTAAAGAATCTACTGGAACTCCAAATGTTGTTGATATAGAATCTATTGGTGGTACTGGACAGTCAATTAATCCAATTAATCCAAAATTAAGACCTTTTGCCAATAATGATCTTATTTTTGACTTGAGTGATCCTAGTCTGACTGGATATCAGTTAAAATTCTATTATGGAGTAGATTTCTATAATGAATATGTTGGATCTGCTACAAGTGAGTCATTTGATGTAATTGGAGTATCTACATTTGCAACTGTTGGTATTGGATCGACTCTTCCTCTTGCTTCAAACAAATTCCATCCAACTGCAACATTAAAGCATTCAGATGATGCTCCTAAGATCGTATTTTACAATTTATTCGGTCCTAGTGGATTATCTACTACTGATGACGGTGTAGTTAATAAATGTCAGATTGAATATGTAGATAGTTCATATTCTGGTAATCATAAGGTTACTGGTATTGGATTAACTGAATTTTCTATTAATTTACGCTTTACTCCTGAATCTTTGCAATATACAGAAGAAGATTGTGATATTTTAGAATATACAACTAAATCACCAACTGCTACTGGTGGTATTTCTACAGTAAGGATTAATAGTCCTGGATTGAACTATGATTCACTCCCTGGTATTACTAGCATTGCTGGAAACGGTATTAATGCAACATTGCTTTCATTATCGGAAAATATTAACAAATTAGCAGAAGTAACTGTTCCAGATGATGTTTATGGTTATCCTTCTGATAATACATTAAAACCAGATGCTTTTATACCTAGAGTTCTTGATATTGATAGTTTCTCAACTATTAAAGAAGTTAAGGTTAAATTTGGTGGTAGATATTACATAACACCTCCTGCATTAGCTTTATTTGATAGACTGACTGGTGAAATTGTAGAAAGTGGACTTATTACTTGTGAATTAAGTGATTCTGCTGTTACTAGAGCAACAGTCTCTGTACCACCTACAGGATTGTCAAATAACGATTTTGGTGTTGCTCCTATCAGAAATAGTAATGGACTTACTATTTTAGAGGCAGATGCTTCAAATGGTATATTAACTTGTAAGATTTCAACTCCTGTTTTAGGTTATGTCACTGAACCAATAGCTATTGGTGATTCTTGTATTGTTGAAGGTATTACTTATACTAGTGGTACTGGATACAACTCTGGTGACTATAAATTCACTCCATTCAGAGTTAGTGATTATAACGCCGCAACAAATCCAAGACAAGTTACATTTGACTTAAATGGTATTTCTACCAATCCTGGTGCAGGTGTAACTGTAGCATTTGGATTTGGAAATATAACACAAGCAGGTAATCTTGTAGAATTTGAAGTAATTAAGGGATATTCAGATTTTATTCAGAATGAACCATTTAAGAGAAATGATGATCCATTTGCAGATGTTCAATTAGACTTTATTAATGTCAATAGTGCTAACATAATTGTTAGTGGTGCGGAACCTCTTCTTATTGGTGATTACTTAATTGGAAAATTAAGTGGTTCAGTATGTAGAATTATTGGAGTTACTGAGTTTGATGGTAATTTTGATATTTCTTCTTCTGTTAAGACTATAGTTGGTTGGAGAGACAATGTTGGTATAATTAACGACACTAATCAGGTAATTGCTGATAATGACTATTATCAGAACATGTCTTATGCTATTGAGAGTCCTAAGACTTATGAAGAGTTAATTACTTATGTTAATGATATAGTTCACCCGACTGGGATGAAGAACTTTGCTAATACCGAAATATTAGCCGAAGGAAATGCTGGAGAAACTAATAAACCTGCAGAAGATGCTGGTGGTCTTGTTCTTGATTTTGTTGGTGATCCTATTAGAGTAGATGCCATATATCCTTATGATTTGGCTAGAGATTTCTCAGCTCAAGGAAATATCTCAAAATTTGTTGAATTAAGAGCTACTAGACTTGCTGATTTCATTCTAAACAAAACTAACCGAGTTTTGAATATTGATGACATATCATCTCAATTTGTATCTAATGAGTCTAATGATTTAAGTGATTATAGGATTGTTGCAAAATATCCTGCAGGAAGATTCTATCAGAGATGGTTTACTCAAACTGTCCATCATGCAGAGAATCCTTCTAAAAATCAGTATCAGTTAAATGAATTTATTTCAGTAACTCTTGATGAAGAGACTTTCTTGTTCCAGAAGCAAGAAATGAAGAATTATGATCAAGTTGGTTTTACTACTGGATATGTTGCATTCGATACTGACTATGATCCTGGATCAGCTGCTACTCTACTACTTGCAAGACCTAATGAACCATTTGACACTGATTACGAGATTAAATCTTGGCAACAGAATTTCTCCGATTCTGTAGGTGTTGGTACATCTGCATTCGGTCATATTAGATTAGAAGGCGCAGTTGCTCAAGCTGGTGCTGCTACAACAACAGGAATCAGTAATACAACCAATATTATTGGAGTTTCTACATTAACAACACAAGCTGCTCTTCTTCAATTTGTTTGTATCGATGTACCTGGTGCAGGATCTACTGAGTCTAAACAAGTTGATTATTTTGAATATGCAGTAATGCATGATGGTATAGACACTTATTTGACAGAATTAGCGGCATTTAATTCAAAACAGAATTTAAGTGGTCTTTCTGGTCCAAACTTTATTGGAACATTCACTTCTAAGATAGAAGGTGGTTTACTCAAATTTGATTTTGAGAATGGTATGCCAAGGACTGTCAATATCAAATCTAAGATGATTGCGGTTGATCCTTCTGTTGTTGGACCTAGTACAAATTATAGATATAAGATTCCATTTACACCAGATGGTACAGAGAGATCTGGTAGGTTAGAAGTAACAAGTCAAGCAAAAGCAGGTATTGCTACTGTAGTTGGTATTGCAAGTATGAGAGACTTGTCCCTTAAGACAACAGTTCATGTTGCTTATGGTGCTACACAGTCAATGCATCAACTGTATATGTTGACTGATCCACATAATCAAGAAAACTTTATAACTGAATATCCTTTAGCATCTGTTGGTTCTACTACAGGTGTTGGTACATTTGGATCTACTTACAGACCAGATGGTCATATTAACTTAGAATTTCATCCATCAGTTGCTGGTGTAGTTAGTATAACTTCTTATAATGAGATTTTATACACAGATTTAGATCCTAACGGTACTCTTGATGGTATTGGACAAATAAATTATGGATCATCTTATGAAAATATAGCGCAATCACTATATCTTGGTATTAATAATAGAGATAAGAAATCATTTGATCTTAACTATAAGGGGACTCCAATTTATGCTCAGGAGAATAATATTTCCGATCCTACCATTCTTACGAGAGATACTGGTACATTCACTCAAAAGCATTTCTTCTCCACTTATGAGCAATTAACATACAAACCAGATTCCAACCTTGTTGGTGTTGCAGGAACTGCAATGGTATACAAAACTGGTGCTGGTGTAACTGGATATTTACCAGAAACAGTTTATGCAATTAAAGATAATAACGAACAGTATAAAATTGCGTTAACTGAGAATGATGCAAAGGCAGGTGCTGCAGTAACATTCCTTGAAGGTTCTGGTGCTGGTAATAAGCATAGATTCTCGATGAGAAAGAGAGATTCTAAGTCTATGATCTCTATTAGTGGTCTAGTTCAAAAACCACTATCTTATACTTCCATTTCTTATGATCTGCAAGTTCCTGTTGCTGGTTTTGTAACTGCATTTGTATTGAGTGGTATTTCTTCTATTACATCAGGAGATCTTATTAAAATTGAAGACGAGTACTCAATTGTAAGAACTGTTGGATTTGGTACAACTACTATTGGTCCTACAGTTGGTATTGGTACTTGGACACTTGTGGAAGTAGAAAGAGGAGCAGTTGGTACTGCTGCTACTCCACATGCTGCTGGAGAGGTTGCTAGAATCTTTAGAGGATCATTCCAGATATTAGATAGTCAGATACATTTCACACAAGCACCTTTAGGTGGTGATGTTGGAATCATAAATCCAAACAATCTTCCATATGCTAGAGCAACATTTGGTGGAAGAACATTCCTTAGAAAGGATTATGAGAAGAATCAGTTATTTGATGATATCTCAGAAAGTTTTGATGGATTAGAAACTACTTATGACTTAAAATCAGTTGGATCTGCTGTTACTGGTATTGGTACAACTGGTGGTAACGGTGTACTATTCATCAATAATATTTTCCAAGCACCATATAGTGAAAATAATATAAATGCAAACTTTAAGATTATTGAAAGTGCTGGTATTAGTAGTGTTCAATTTACTGGTATTAGTTCTATAGGATTTGAAACGCCGATTATAGACATAGGGGATATTAATGAGAATCAACTTCCTAGAGGTGGAATCATTGTATCTGTTGCCTCTACACCTGGTAGAGGATATGCACCATTTGTAGGTGCAGATGTAAAACCAGTAGTTGATGCTAATGGTCTTATTACAAGTATTGTTGGTGTTCCTACTTCAGGAACTGCAGTTGGTATTAAGACTGCATTCTATGATAATGTAACTGGAATAATGGAGGTCACTACAGTTGGACCTCATAATCTTAAGATTGAAGATCCAGTTAAGTTAAATGGACTTCAAATGGAGTGTATTGGTTATAAGC